GCCAGTTTTCACATTCAAACGGAATCTGAAAAACAACCATCCAATAGTAGATAAGTTCAGCGGTAATAACTTCTCGACTCTTTGGAGCTCCTGGAGCTTCATTGAACCAAGTAGCGGACATTTTAGCTTCGATGTATTCATTAATCTCAACGAGATTCTTCTCTGTAAATTTAGAGAAAACTTCTTTTGAAACGTCAGGAGTCAAGACCATACATTTTATATAATCAAAAATTTCTTCATTTGTTTTTTCGATCTGACCCAAGAAAGGCTTTTCGTGTTTTGACTCCCATTTTGACAGTGAGACCAAAGAATGCTCTAACTCTAAAGTCACATCGTCCCTTGTAACAAATTCTTGTGACTCTTCATCAAACATTTCAACACCTAGAATGGTGACGGTAAGCATTCCTTGGCCTCCTGTCTAAAGATCAAGGACCAGTGAACAGCGCAATAACCTCATCCGGCATAGGAAGAGCTGCTTCGACCAGATCAGCGCCATACAGAAGAGCCTCGAGCGAGGCAAGATCAACAGGATCTACCACTGTGGAATCAACTACGATCAGAGCCGTAGGCTTATAATCTGTAACCGGAACTGGCGTAGTCGTGATAGCCCAACTAAATGAGATTGCCGCTGGTGAATCATTAATCGTGGCATAGGCTTTCTCCGACGGAGCGGCCAAGGCGCCATAGATCAGATGTAGCTTGTAACCATAGTCCACACCGTCTACATCGTTGCCAACCTTTGTCCTATAGCTCAGACCAAAGCTCTTTCGACCCTGCTGTCCGACAGCTACGCCCGGCGCAGGGAGCTCGGTACCATCGCACAGACCAAACTCCTCCGGATACGTAAATGCCTCGATTGTTCCCCCGAACTCCTCAGCAGAGAGAAGGTTCAGGTACTTAATGTTGTCCGCATACTGCGGATTCGGATCTGCTCCTGATGGCGATTCAGTAACTGTAGTGAGACCGTTCCAAGCAACACCAGTGTTATACACTCCAGCAACATCTGGAAGGTACAAAACCCCATGGTCTACACCAGTTTCATACAGTTTATCGCCTACATCATCCCAAACCAAAGCAGGCATTCTTTTCCTTTCCCTCAAAAGTAGACATTATAAACATCGTGATTTAAATCATCGGCTGTATAAAATCTATTAAATAAACTCATCGGCAATGCAGCCACTTTATTTGGAATTTCACTATCAGGATCTGGATCAATAACTGTAATCATGTATCTTTTCGTATGATTGTATGGATTATCGTCTGCAAATGTAGTATCTGCAAAACCTCGTCTATAGATGATACATGGGTATTCCAATTTTACGTTAGTTGGTGGCTGAAAATACACGAACGGAGTAAATTGTTTAAGGAGTTGGTGTAGATCCAGGCGTTGGCCCATTATACACCTCCCCTAATCTCAGTAGAAGACGGGGGCTTTGCACTTCGACACTAGAAACCGTCCACAAAACCCCCGCCCATTCCACATAACGAATGGCAAAGAAATGTTCATTGGCATATGCATCGGCCATAACGCTAATTGAATTTTGAACGCTGAGATCAGGATTAAGATTTTCTCCCGGTTGGAGATTTCGTGCATTTCTAAAAACATCTCCATAATATGAATACTCAATAATATTATCAACAAAAACGCCAGGTGCATTTTCTAGTGTTTCTCCATAACCAATGCGACCAAAGAACCTCGTCATGAAGGACCTACCTTTACGGAACTACGACTCCCTTTTTAAGAACAATAGCCGAGCGAATCTTGGTAAGGGCGCCAGACACACGAGTTTCAAACAGATACTTGTACTGGTTGTAATCGATGTCGAAATCGTCAAAGAAATTGACTTCGCCACCCTTATCCGCGCCAAGTGTATAATCGGACAGATTTACAATAATACCGGCACAATCTGGCTGCTGCTCCATAACCTCAACCAGAACAATATTCGCAACGCCCATCTCCTGAGCCAGTTCCGCCGAGGTCTTCCACAAACGATGTCCTTCGGTGTCCCTCGCGAGCATCAGGGACGTAAGCGTAGGCCGGGCTGTATAAAGTGTCGGAGAACCCGATCCCTTATACATTCCCATACCCGTGATAATTGCATCAACAACATCAGTAGGAGAACCGGCAGTATCAACCGTAATCTGAGGCGCATAAATTGTATCGTCCAGGAAGATCGAACGAATACCAGCACCTTCAGGAGCAGTAGCAGGATCCTTGATCTTATCAACACTGGCAACATCGCGACCGTCACCAATGAGAACCGCACGCGCGAGCTCTTCGTCAAGCATAAGACGCATCTCAGTCTTAAGCCAAGCCACAACATCGAAATCGGTGATATCGACGATATCATCGCGATCAAGCTGCTGCTTCTTGTAGACTGTGGTCGGCGTTGTAACGCGCTTTACGAGACCAAAGAACTCTTCCTTCTTCATGTTCCCTTTGACGTAACCCAGTGCTCGGGCTTCATCAACCGTGATATCAGCAATGACCGACTTAATGCGAGAGAACGGCGAGTGTCGGGTTCCATTGATTACACCAGCAACCCACTCTACTCGACGACTTTCAAAATCTGGAGTGGCAGTAAGTGTTCGAGCATCCGGGAAGAGAATATCGATATCATCGATACCATGCTGAAGAGCATATGCCTCGACAGCCGTCTTCAGCGATCCGCTCTTCTGAGCGTCGGCAACAATGCCCTTCATCGCATCATGGCTGAGGACGTGCTCCTCTTCCTTTTTGCCTTCGTCGTGCTGCTTCTCGAAGACATTACGAGACATACGCCGTCCTTCCTCTTTATTTTCCTCATGGGTTAGCGAGTCAGATTCTTTGTCGTCACTAGAAGACTGGGACATTTGAGAAGCGAGCGCAGTACCAACCATGTAATTGACGACTTGCTGCTGCTCAGGAGTCATTGAATCATAAACTTCTTGAACAGTCGGGTCTTCCTGAGAATGTTCAACTTCTTCTGTCTCTGAAGACTCTTCACTCGTATTAAGTTCCAAACCAGTGTAGATAATTGCTTCATCTTCTAGCGTGACCATATCGCCATCGCCATGGGCCAAAGTGATGTTATCAATAAATGCGCCAGGATTAGCTCCCGACAGTACAAGACTTACCTCACGAATAAATCCGTGGAGAACCTGCTTTGCCTTCTCTGTAAGTCCATTAGCATAGATAGACAATGACTTAATGTCTTTATGCTCCACCAATGTCCGAGCATTCTTTGCCTGATCGGTATCATTGAAGAAAGCATAAGCATAAATGCCATCGTCGCGATGCTCGAGAACTGCATGACCGAGCACGTTGCTGGGCTCATTGTGGTTATGCTGCCAAACCAACGGGACAGTTTCGGTATCCTGATGTTTGAAAGCATCCGGCATGATTGTCCGGCCGTCTAAGCATTTAAGTCCAGCTTTGGTGGCATAGCCGCTAAAGTCGGGCGTAGCCTTTTCTCCCATTTTGAATGTTCCTCCTTAATTTTGCGACATTGGGCTAGTTACTTTTGATAACACCTCAGTGATAGCCGGATCTTTTTGTACATTTCCATTTGTCGTCGGGTTTGGTTGTGGCATGTTGGCATTCTGCAATTGATCTGCTTTAGGATCCTTAGAAGGAGCCATACCAACAATCTGCCTAATTTCATTCGACGTCATAATCTCATTACGAGTAAACTTATCGGCAATCTCAGCAATGTTCTGAACTGGAACCAATCTAAACGGATCTCTAAAGAATAGAACCGACTGCTTTTGTGTACGCGCCGTTTTAGTTAAGAAAGTACGTCGCATAGATTCAACGATAGCAGTAAGAATCGGTTCAACTGTTCGGTTCCAATAGTTCAACATAGCTTTTTCGTCCGCAGTGCCTTTCATAATCTCATCGGTTAGACCAAGTTGACCATAAAGCATATCGGTTAGGTATTCGACTTGGGTCATTAGATTGTTTTCGGCTGGACGATTCAACTGAGTAATCTTTTCAGTACCATCGGTATAGGCGATACCATATTGACTACCTTTAAGTTGAAACTCAATGTCTTTGCGACGTTGTTCTGCTTGCTGTCTTCGAGCTTCAGATTTAATCACGTATGGAAGCTGAATGATAAGATCGAGCTTTCCGGAAGCAGATTGCTGATCAACAGCATCCAACAGGTTAAGTTTATACAGCAGACGTTGAAGAGTTGAATTCGGCTCATTCATTACAGCATACAAAGGATTTTCAACAATAGCCACTGCTGATTTACTCAACACAACTTCTTCGCG